GCGGACGCAAAAGCCCTGCAAAGAAAAGAATTTATTGAGAGACAGAGCGAAGTACGCTTTGAAGGCGTACACCCAGAAATAGTAGATTTCTGGAAAGCGATGTATAAAGCATGTAAAGCGCGAAACATTCCTGTTTTAGCTTTTGAAATGTTGCGCGATGAAAAGCGTCAGAATGACCTATTCGAGCAAGGGCGAAGCAAAGCAAAAGGCGGTAATTCACCGCACCAATATGGGTGTGCGGTGGATATAGTACACGCAACGCGGTACTGGCAGCTGAGCAAAAAAGAATGGGATATAATAGGGTCGTTAGGTAAAGAAATCGCAAGAAAAAGACACCTCAAGTTAGATTGGGGTGGCGATTGGGATTTTTATGATCCAGCACATTGGCAGTTGAAAAACTGGCGGTTGCGAAAGGACGAGCCAAAAATAGGACGTCCCATTCATGTCGATTCATTCGACTAAGGCCGAACGGAACGGAAACTCCATATATTGGAGTTCCGTTCGGCCGACACGCATACACCCTTTCTTGTTAGGATATGCATTTAGTGACACCGCAAACGAAGTGACGACGCAATGTGTAGGACACCAAGCAAATTAGACGACGGCACTGAGGTTGCGTGTCGCAAATGCTGGCAATGCAAACGCAATCGCGTAAACGACCTAGTAGGTCGGTGCATTGCCGAAAGTAAGTATTCGAAGAAAACTTACGCAGTAACATTGACGTATGCGAATGACGCAGGGGTCAATGCGGTAACGCTGGTATACAAAGATGTTCAAGATTTTATGAAAAGATTGAGAAAGCGTTACGACGTACGATATATTGTGGCGGGCGAATACGGGACTGCTAAGGGCCGAGCCCATTGGCACATAATATTATTTTTTAAGGGTGAATACCCAGAAATAGAACAAGAAGTACGGGTAAATTGGAAATATTGGCCCCACGGGTTTAGTTATTTCCAGCAACCAGATTGGAAAGGTTTTCAGTACGTATTGAAATACGTGTTGAAAGATACCGATCTGGATAGTGCCGATAGTCATCTTGCAATGAGCAAAAAACCACCATTAGGACATGAATTTTTCATGGACTTAGCGCAAACGCATGTGGAGCAAGCGGTAATACCGCGATCATTTAAATACAAGGTGGGAGGCGTAAGGAAAGATAACGGCACGGAAAAGGTGTTTATGATGCAAGGAAAAACGCGGGAAAATTTTATGGCCGCGTTCAAGCAAGGATGGATAGAAAAATATGGAAAAGAGCCGTATAGTGAATTCCATGAAGAATGGGATGAACGTAATTATACGGTCACCTATACAGACGAGGAGTTAATAAAACGAATACATCATAAACCAGTGAGATATTATGAACCTTGGAAGTCATACGAAAACGAATCGGAAAACGGTGAGTGGGTACAAATGAATTATCAAGGAACAGATTTGATCATGTGGAAACGCGGCGAAGAAGACGCGTGGTTATACACACAGGACGGGCAACAATGGCGCGAAAATCGAAAAGAAATAATCGAACGAATAGAGGAAGGAAGTCAAATAAAACGTCGGCAGTTATACGACGACGTACTACGCGAATATTTGGACCTATAGCTGCGCCAAAGCGGCAGCCGATAGATTGGACAAACACAAAAAGTTACGAAGTAACGGAAAGCGTAGCAGTAGCACCCTCTCCCACTGGAAGAGAGCCAGAGCGAAAAACCCCCAGACAAAAAGACTGGTCAACTGACAAGTTGCGGGTTCGGTGCAAAGATAAGCCGCGAAATAACAAGCCGAAAGGCGCAGGAAGCGGGAGAAAGGACTTCATACCATGGTGTTAAAACTGTTATTAAAGATAATGTTTGACAGCGACAAAAAAATAAACAATAATTCACATTATCGGATAATGGGAGTTACGATAATGGAATTTATGTTTAGCCAACTGGGTAAACCTATATTGCGTAGATTGGGAACCGCTATGGGCGCGTCCCTATTAACCTTTGGGTATACGCAAGAAGCCGCTGTAAACTTTGAGACAGCTTTTACAAGCTTGGGCCTGATTTTAATCGATTTGGTACTTTCGTACAAGGATCGTAGAAAATGAAAAAGGCTTGGATACGTGAATACATAGACAATTTGCCAGAAAAGCGACCAGCGCGAAAAAAGCAAAATGATTTGCCAAGTGATTTTGATCTGAAATTTGCAGAGCAAACACTTGAAGCGTATGTCGCGATTTATGAGCAAACAGGAGAATTTCTTCCACGCAGATCGTTGGAGAAATTGACAAGAGAAATCAAAAATTTGGGAATTGGAATAATGATGGGCGTTTTAATTAACGCTGCATTATTTGGACCAATCATTTTGGAGGCGATATAATGAGCATATTTAGTGCGATCGGATCTTTTGTGGCGGGACCGTTTGGCGGTCTGGCGACAGCTGCGGTAAGCTCATTGTTGGGCGCAGCTTCGGCAAGCCAAAGACGCAAACAAGCTATAAAGGATCAGGAGAATCAGTTTGTGCGTATGCGTAACGCAGCACAAAAAGCGGGATTTAATCCGTTAACGGTTATGCGTAACGGTGGCGCGCAAATGTTTGGCGGCTTGCCAACATTCAGCAAAGCAGGATTTATGCAAAGTTTTGTCCAGCAAGGTTACAATGCGTGGACGACGCATGCGGATAACGATCCGCTAAAAAAATACAACGAAGAAGTGCGCGAATTAAGTAAGCGCCAAACACAAGCAAGCATAGATAATATGATTGCTAACACCGTTTATACCCGCAAACAAACAGCTGCTTTAGGAAGCGAAGCGTTTGAATCGCCGCAAAGTGTAAAATTGTTGGACAGTAATGGACAACCAGTAACGGGATCGGATGGAAAGCCGTTGTATGTACCAGCCGAAAGTTATGAGGCCATACCAAAATACAAAGTTGTGTATGATCAAAACACAAAACAGATGTACGCAATCCTAAATCCAGAATTGACCGAAACAGGACCAACAGAGTTGGCAACAGGTGTAGGGATGGATGCGGCAGCAAGCAATGCAGCAAAGCAAGGTTTGGATTTGGAATGGGGCGGCATTGGGTTTCCACGCGACCCATTGGGGTTAAACCGAGGTTTTTTCTCAAGAAGTGGAACCAACGAAACATTGGCTTGGCCAAAAAATTAATGTGCAAAAAATGCAAAAAAATACGGCGGAAGTTTATCGCCATGATGAAACGCATAAAACGGAGTAAGTGACATGCGAATGACAGAAATGGTGCCAACAGCACCTATTCAAACACAGAAATCAAACCGGCGTGATCGCGGACGCGTATTAACGTCAGGCGACGCAGGTAAAATTTTGCCTCTAAAATATATTCCAATGTTGCGCGAAGACGCGGTACGCCGCGGAAAAGTTCGCGTCAACATTGAAATGATGGAAACAGCAGAACTGTTAATGAACGGTATTCGCGTCGATGTGATGGCACATTATGTGCCAATGTTGGCTTTTGAACGTTTTAACGGTTCAATGGAAGAATTAAACCGGTCTTATCAGGGCCAGCCTGGTATTGGGGGAAGTGTGGTTCCGTTTTTTGAATCGAACAAGGTGTGGAACGGTACATCTGTCGAGATGTTAGGATCTGGAGGAGCAGCTGTAGTTGATACGTCTACCTCAGGTAGTTTAGCAGGAACAGAAACGGCGATTTTCTATCAGACGATGGGTATTCATACCCACTCGGCAAATTTTAACACAACAATTGTTGAAGCATATAATTCAATCGTAAATCATCGACGCAAAGCAAGGTCAGCTTCTTTGCCGCTTCGTAATGCTTTTGATCACTCAATGGCAGAGGCTTTTTGGTCAATGGACAATAATCATATTGTTCCAGATTTTGACCAAAAATTGATTGACGGCGAAGTTGCATTAACTGGATTGACTTTCCAAGCGCCTATCAAGTCTCCAAGATGGTTGAATGCAGACAGTAGCGGTCAGGCGAGTTTAAACCAAACAGTTGGAAATGTTTCAGCGCCAGCTGACTATACGGACAATGTTATTGATGTCGGCGATTATTATTTGTATGAAAATATTTTTGCCGAACTAACAGAAGGCGGCAATGCGACAATGTCTCTTGCCGATATTGATCAAGCTAAAAAAACAGCAGCATTTGCAAAATTGCGTTCAATGTATGACGGCATAGACGATGATTATATCATTGATTTGTTGATGGAAGGCATCCGCGTGCCAGAGGAAACAATGAAACAACCGATTTTGTTAGCGAAACAGCAGACAATGATCGGGTATAATCAACGGTATGCCACGGACGGTGCAAACTTGGATACAAGCGTGACTAACGGCTACGCAACCGTAGATTTGAACATTCGTACTCCGCAGATGAATACGGGCGGCGTAATTATGATAACTGCGGAAATTGTTCCCGAACAAATGTGGGAACGCAAGAAAGATTATTTTTTGTACAACACAGAACCGGATACATTGCCAAATTATTTGCGTGATGTATTGGATCCAGAACAGGTATCTATCGTCAAGAACGATCACTTGGACGTAAATCACAGCACACCAGATGGTACTTTTGGTTATGCGCCGTTGAACCATGAGTGGCAACGCGACATGGTGAATGTAGGCGGTAAATATTACCGGCCAGCAAATGACGCGTTTGACGAGGATCGTGCAAAGATTTGGACGGTTGAAACAACCGATCCAACATTGTCAGCAGATTTCTATTTGGTGTCAGGTTTGCATAAAAAAGTATTTGCCGACCAAGTCGCTGACTCGTTTGAAATCACATGTCTTTCAGACATGGAGATCACAGGCAACACAGTATTCGGACAGCGTTTGCTAGAGGCGGATGCTACATCCGATTACGAAGAAATCACAAACTTGGTAGATACGGCACGTATTGAAAAGTAATGTGACGGGCGGTGGGGACTCCCACCTGCCGCCCATTTTAACAATGGAGTGGAATAATGAAACATTTTAAAAATGGGGCACTATTAGAGTGGTCAAAAGTGGATGTGGCAAAGGCTTTGCCATTCGAAAGCAGCAAGCCACGGCATGTAAAATTTCAGGTAAATGCAAACTCAAAAATTGAAGTTTGGGCGGCAGATAATCCGGAAATGAATGACGCAGTATTACAGGGCGCAGCAGACGATAAAATTGCGGTAGAATATACCGCGTTAGGATCTAGCTGGGTGCAGATTAAAGCGGAAAAAGGCGCAGCTGTTTTTGTCAACATCCGCGATGTTGACCAGCGTGTGGAAAAATCGGGCGCTGATAGTTTTGTAAATATTGAACCTCGCGTTCGTAACAACGACGAGTTTGCACGCATGATGAAATGGGTCAAAATGAACGAGGAGCGTCGCAACGCGGATATGGCTGCGGAACGCCAAGAATTGGCGAAGTTAAAAGCAGAGCTTCTAAGCAAAAAAACAGAACAGGCGCAAGAGCCAGTGCCGGAGGCACAAAGTGAGCAGGTAGAGGGCGACGATGCAACAGGAGCAACGACCGCCGAATAAATTTATGCGATGGGTAAAGTTCTTGGACCGCGTACATGCGTGGTTCAAGGACGAACCAGTACATAAAGATTATACGGCAGCGGCGTACGCATTAGCGGACGCAAAAGCCCTGCAAAGAAAAGAAGTTATTGAGAGACAGAGCGAAGTACGCTTTGAAGGCGTACACCCAGAAATAGTAGATTTCTGGAAAGCGATGTATAAA